TGCCGTCATTGTTGTTTAGCGAGAAAGAAAGATCGGCAGCGTATGCACTGCCGATCTCAAATTCTCCATTCATGAGCGTGGAAGTGACCACAAGTGAGCCTTGAATAATTTCATCTATCCCTAGCTCGAATGTCTTACCCTCGGTTAGAATTGTTACCTTGCTGAAAAGCTTCCGGGTTTTTCCTTTGATCGCGATTTTGTAAGCTTCTGTTACATTCCACAATCTTCATCACCTCGAACTTTCAATGAACGTACACGAGACGTTCCATAAAGGCCCGTTTCTGCATGTTCTTGCTGTTCCTTCGATGAGCTTTGACGACCATTTTGAGACATAAACACGCAGGCTTAAACGCCCGACTTTCGGGTCTAAAATGGAAATTTGAAACTCTTTTGCATCGAAGTTTGAAAACAGCATTTGTGCTTCATACTGAGAAATCCCATGCCATTCACAAGCTATCTGTCTCGCCTTCGACCAGATGATATCCCTGTGCATGTTTCCGTTTTCAAGACGTGTCGAGTTTTCAGAATCCAGATCATCGCCTTTGACTTCGTAGCCGAAGGGTTCCGGCATGGGCTGTCCGTTGATAAGAAGAAAACTGCTAACCATTTATACGCCTCCAAGTGCCGGTTTGTTGAACTGCCGTGCCCGGCGCATCATTCGGCTTGTCACGGTTTCTTCGATCACTTCGTCGCCCACAACGACCTGAACCGGGATTGTAGCTTCAAAAGCGTCCCCGGTGCTTCGGCTTCCACTCAGCCCCATCTCGACAAGGCTCTGTTTAAAAACCTGCTTGAGCGTCCCTTCTGGCGCCGCTATCTCGCGTTCTGACTTGTGATCGCCAAGAATCCCTAAAAGGGGCTTGTTAGGCTCAAACACGCCGCCTTGCGCGTACATTCCGATAGAGGCTCCTCTCCTTTTATTAATGCGCAAATTATTTTGCACTCGCGCATTCCGGTCTGCCTGATAATTCCTTTGCCATGGGTCAAGAGGAATAGACGATTGAGGCCTGTTATAACTGTAAGGGTTCGGATTGGTTCCACCGCCCATCCCCGGGATTGAGCCTCCGGCTTGTGGAGGCGTCCAACCACTTATCGAATTTATGAAATTGTTCCATAACGAAGAAGCGATTTGTCCACCAACGTCAAGCAAGAATTTTCCCCAGTCAATCGCTTTAAGGAAACCTCCGACCTTTGCGCCGATATCATCCCACGGAAGGTCTTTAAGAAGTTTTTTGAAATGCTCGATAGCGCTATTAAATGATGTCTTAAGTTTTTCCCCGATGTCCGGCCAATCTGCCCCGTCAAGGAAGGTTTTTACGCAAATGTTGACGTTTGTCGAGAAAGTGTCCCAATCGAACTCATCCAGGGCTGTTTGAATAAAATCAATGACCCCAGTGAAGAGGTCTTTTAGCGTTGTTCCCAAATTCACCCAGTCGATATCGCGCAGGAAGCTATTGATACTTGACATCAAGTTTATGGCGGCTTCTTTGAAGCTAAACCCCTTGATTGAGCCGTGGATAAAATCAAGGACGGAATTAAATCCTGATGCCAGCGTCGAACCGAGTTCTCCCCATTGGATGTTGCGTATAGCTGTGCTCAGGCCGTCAAAGATTTTGAAGCCCATGTCATACCATTTAACACTACCGAGAAATTCTCTGAGGGCGGTTATAGCAGAATTGAATCCGCTCGCCATCATCTTGCCCATGTCTTTCCAGTGAATACCGGTGATTGAATCACTGAAATTTTTCCCGATTTTCTTCGGGATTTCCACCCAAGCATGATGATTCTCAAATAAGGCCGTCCCGGCATCAATAAGGCCATTAACCCCGCCGGTAAAAGATTCTCCGAGCTTATCCCATTCAATCGTATGGAAAAACGAATACAAGCCGTCTGAGATTTTTTGACCGAACTGTCTCCAATCGAAGCTTTCAATAAAGTCTAAAGCCATTCTAAAAATGGTATTGAAGCCTTCGGCGAAGGTTGCCCCGACCGTCAAAAAGTCAAGATTTTTGAAAATGTTATTTAAGATGACCGCAATTTTGTTCCCTAAGCGGTTATATTTGAAGGTATTCAGAAATCCATAGGCAAAATCAAAAGCTTTTTGGAGCGTTTTCCCTATCTTCGTGCCTATCGCTTTAGCGTCAATCTTCAAAATGGCCTGATTGATTTTCTTTGCAAGATCGCGACCGAACTTTTTCCAGTTTCCAATCTTCAGCGGTGTAACCGGGATAGACTTAAACACCGGCCCGGCAGATGCTCCGCCTCCGCCTGCTCCGCCTGCTTCTTCCGGGGCCTCTTCTTCTTGCTGCTTGTCCTTCTTGCCAAAGTTTAAGATTGTCAGCTGGTCAAAGCTCGCAAGGGTCTGCTTTAGCCTTTCTTTTTCTTCCCTGTGCTTTTTTGTCGCCTTTGCAGCTGCTGTCTGCCCGGCTACGTCTGCCTGTGTCGTCCCAGCTACAGCAATCATGACGCTTTTCTGCCCTGTGATCTGCGCTATAAACATAGCGATTGATGTGAATAGGCTTGTTACAGCAGCGGTCACTTGATTGATGATGGGCAAGGCGACCTGAATAAGCGGCAGAAACATCGACGCAAATGCGCCCTTTAAATTAAGCGCATTGCGGCGCAAAACGTTCATCTGATTCCCGAAGCCCGCAAACTGGCGTTCAGCCGCTGCGATGGAATCCCCAAGACTTCCGAATAAGGATTGAATCTGCGACATCACAGGACGGATAAAGCCGAGGTCAAGGAGCGAGCGAAAAACATTGCGTATACGTCCAGCCAAGGAAGCGGCGCCACTTTTAATCCGGTTCCCCAGAGATTGCAAGCCGTGCCATACCGTCCGAGCAATAGGCTCAATGACCTTTAACATCGCCTGTGCCAGCTGTTTAACTTGACGCTTCGTTTCCTCAAGTGCTTCTTCGCGCTTTTTCTTGAAGAAGTTGAATATTTTGGAAATGCTCCCTATAACCACTTTTGCCGCATAGGCAATCAGCGCGACTTTTGAAAACATTGCCATGAATGAAGTTAATCTTCCAGCAAAACCATTCATGGCTTTTTTCGCCGTTTCCAAAGCGCCCATTTTCGCTGCAATCTGATTATCAAGGTTAGCAGTCGGTTTCGCGTCCATGGCTGAACGCAGGCTTGCGCCTGTCTCTTCGGCCTTTAGCTTTAAAGCTTCAAGCTTTTGCTTAGTCGCTTCCAGCTGAGCATTAAGCTTTTCTCCCTCGATGCTCTGAAGCGGGTTTTCCTTCAGCGAGTTCATTTTAACGGCGATCTGTTCGAGCTTCACGTCAACTTCGTTAAGCTGGGCAGCATAGGGCTTCATGGCCGCTTCAAGGTCATCTAAAGCTTTCTGCTGCGCCTCAAGAACGGCGCTCCCTTCAGGATTGTAAAGCTTTAATCCTGCCATCATTTCAGAGGCTTCGTTGTATTTGGCCATGAGCTTGTCCAGCTCTGCACGAATCGGTTCAGCCGCTTTAGCAGTTCTCGCAAATTCCCGCTGTAAATCGCTAATGGACTTTAGAGCGATAGGGCTTTTGCCAAGATTAGCAAGCTTGTCATGAAGCGCCTGAACGGCTTCGCTCTGCCTTCTAATCGCTTCTAGCTCTGCTTCATGCTTGCCCTGTAGCGCTGCAATGCCTGCGGCCTGTTTGGCCTGCACTTCCTCGCGCTTTTCAATTAAGGAGTTCAGCTCCTGCTTTAATCTTGCAACGCTTTCAGCTTGTTCTTCCATGCTTCCACGCATGTTAGAGCGGGAAAACGGGCGAACCATCCTTCTCGCAAGCTCTGCGGTCTGAGCTAAAAGCCCGTTCACCTTATGTACGCTCTGAGCCGTTCCGGAACCATGGGCGCTGAGCATCCCGTCAATCTTAGCTCCGGCGACTTGCGATTTTGCTTCCACCTTATCAATCGTCGCCGTCACACTGGACATTTTATTTTTAAAGTCGGCAATATTTGCAGTGACGAGTGTTTGCAGTGTTTCAGATATCACTTTTTCGCCTCCTTTTCATCGAGATAGCCATGCTCCTTGCGCCATGCGATAACGCGCGCTTGCGTGATTTGCTTGTCTATTTTCCATTGCGGAATTTCTTCTTTTTCTTTGCCGCTTTCAGTGCCGATATTCCTGCGAATCCTCTCAAAAATGCTGGGGAAAGCGTCTTCTAACGTTTGCGGGAATGTGCTCGGCTCCAACACGGCCCGTGCAACTAGCTGCGCATGCTTATAAGCCACGCTAGATAGCGTAAGCTCCACAGCGTCTATAAGGTTTGAAAAACGTTCTTCTTTTTCTTTTTCGTAGGCGTAAATAAAATCGTAAATTTCCCTGAGGCTCATAGAAAGGAAAAGAGCGGGTGTAATACCCGCTCTTAACGCTTTAGGATAGATTTCATTTACCAGTTCACACGCACTCTTTAGCTTTCCTTGTCCGGTTTCGTCTTCGTCTTTGTCTGATTGTCGATCTGTCCCTGAATTTCCCGGTCGAATTCGGCAATCTGAGCCTTCGTAAAAAAACCGGAAACCTTCAGGATTTCATAAACAAGCAGACCCTTTTCTTCTAGCCCGAAACTGTCATATTCTTTGCCGTCAAGGGTGAAGCCGTCTGCTTCCATGTCGTCAATCATGGTATAGACATCTTTCAAAGCTATCCCATGATTCAGAGCTTGCAAAGAAGCCCAGAGAACAACGGAAATGACCTTGTAGAGATAGGACTTTTGAAACGCTTCGCCGAGCGAAAAACCGAGCTGATTCTCAGCCTCGATTTTTGCCTGTGTCGTTGCTTTAAGCTTATATTCTGTCCCCTTAACGCTAAGTGTGATGTAATTCTGCATAATTCAACCTTCCTGTTTGGATTGTTTGCTTAGGCCAGCGGCGCAATCGTCGGTTCGTCTTTTACGTCCTGCGTAGGGTAAATAATGATCGGGAATTCCAGCGCGTTGTTAGCCCCGGTGAAGGCTTCAGGAGCGCCAACCCAAATGCGTCCCTTACAGCTGAAACCCGAGTTATCCGGATAACGAACCCTGAACTCAAAGACTTTTCCTTCAAGGCTTTTGCAAGTTGCATAGTTCGTGCCTTCAGACTGGCCGGATTTCCCTTCTTCGTCTGAGCCATAAGCCGCAAGGAATTTCAGTTCAGAAGCGGCCGTCTGACCGGGGGCTGACGTGCCGTTCTTACCAGTAACGACAGAGGTGTCCACCATCGCTGGGGTCTGCTTCAGGGACGGGAAAGACCTCATGTTAATGATTTCTTTCCATTTTGATTCAACATTAGCTTCTAGCTTGGTCTCATGTGCAACAATACCGGGCATAAATGTTTACCTTCCTTTTCTAAAGTTTGTTTAGCGGAAAACGCCCATATTTTTCTGGTACGTTCCCTCATAAATCATGATTGAGCGAAACGCTCGAACATTCCCCGGAAGTGTTTCTTCTACCGGGGACACGCTCACCCTCTTAAACGCTTTGATGAACACGTCATCTATGGCTACATTTAGCTTCATGCGCTGCTCGGGGGTTTTGCTCCATGTGTTAAGTTGTACGCGAAGTCTCGTCGAAAATTCGGGATTGCTCGACGTGCTAATGGCCACGCTGTTTTGATCTACTTTCCAGCAGGCAATCGCTTTTTTATCAGTTATTCCCTCAAAGCGTTCAGGCCATCCGGGATACCATGTCGCAAGACCTGGATTAACTTTTTTCACGAGTTGGAAAATAAGCGTTTCATCAAGCATTCTCGCCTCCAACGATCTTTTTTGCGTACTTAGTACGCACATCATCAGCGACTTCGGCAAGCAGCTGTGACGCCGGGTACATGTACGGCCTTGCCTCCATACCCGGCCACGTTTCCGTGTATGTCACGCTTTCGTCCGGGTCTTTCGGCTGCCCATTTGCGGTGAGGCCTGACATACCGCGCTGCCCTGTGCCGTATTCAGCAAAAACAGCATGGTCGCAATTTGTGCCGAAGCTTCCGACGACCTCGTCGCCTTCGATTTTTGCAGCTTGCATGTGTATAGATTCTCTAAGCTCGCCGCTTTGCACGGGTGCAAGCGCTTTCGCTTGAGCCTCGCCTATCCCGGATAGCTCGTTCACCATGTCAATGGCACGATATCCGATCATCTCTTCCATGTCGGCAATTCGTTTTCTTAAGCCGTTGACCTGTACTTCAAAAGCCATTAGTCCACCTCCTTAATAAGCTGTAAGAGCAAGTGATCATGACTGTCTCGTTCGAGCTTCCCGACGATCTTATAAACCTTGCCGTTGTATTCGATAAAGTCTCCATTTTCTGCGGGAACTTTGTCTGAATACGTTAGTTCAGCGTCTTGACCGGCCACAAGTCCCCATTCTTTCGCAAGAACGGCGTCTGAAAGGATTTGAAAGTTTACCTTCAAAGTCCTTTCAACGTCTCCCGGGCCAGTCGTGACAGAACCTAAGCTGCCGATTTTTTCAACCTTTTTCCTGACTGCCACTTCCTTATCCTGAAAGCACTGCCGCTGAATCTTTTTGAAAATTTCCGGGATGATCATGGCCTTTTCTCGTCCTTGTCTAAGTAATACCGCAAGCGCACCTGTCGCCATGGGTGCAGGACGTCATAGAAGCGTCCAAGAACTGAATCAAGGCCTGTGCTCCTTGCTTCTGCGCTCATGGATTCGGCGGAAGAACGAAACGTTATACTTTGACGCCCGTCCGCTATAGAAGCCACTTCCGGCTGGTCTTTTGCGCGTTTCATGGCGACCGTCAAGTCTTCGTCAAGATAATCGGGGAAATTATTCTGAAAATAAAGCGCTGCCGCTTCCAAGAGAATAGGGTGAAGCTCCGCGGGAAGCTCCACCCTATGAAGCCAACCAAGAAGTTTGGCTTTAGTGATTTCCAGCTCTCGCAAGAGCTGGCTATCGAACTTAGCATCTGAAATATTCAAGCTCTTTTTCAGCTCATCGAGATCGGTCATGACTATTTCCCTTTCACTTTATTTGTTTTGTTTCCGGTTTCAGGAGTTCCGCTGACCTCAAAACCGAGTTCTTTCAGGCGCTCAGCGACTTCAACATCAGCCGTTTCTGCTTCGCCGTTTTCAAAACGAATCAGAGGCTTTTCGGCTTTGATATCCCATACCACCCCATTGCCTTTGATTTTGAACATGCTCATCTCCTTACGGCGTCGCAGTATCGCCTAAACCGGTGATAGTGCCGTGCAGGAAAGCCGGGCCATGTGCAAGCCCAATCTGTCCATAAAGCTGGAAGCGCTCAGACGCGCCAACCTTGGCCAAAGGCTCAAGGAAAAACACGCCTTTATTCGGCACGGCCTGAAACACCGGGGCAATAAGTCCAATGTCTGCAATCAGGATGGTATCGTCTGGCATGAATCTATCCCACGCAATACCGAGCTTGCAGAAATCCGTTTCAACGTCAGTGACATTCACGCCTCCAACGTTTCGAGTTGCAGGAAGGTTGAAGCCGAACTGTTTTGCGTAAATCTGCGAAAAAGCCTGCTTCTGCTTGGCAGAAACAAAAGCAACCATATTCGTAAACATAGCGCCGTTATTCGCCATTTCGAGGTACAACTGATTCAGGAGCTTGAGCGTCAGCACAGAGCCAGCGGCTGCAACGGTTGTCCCCTTAGAGCAGAGATCAATCATGCCGCGTGTTTTATTCGCGACATTATCCGCCGTTGACTTGGCAAACTTACCGCGCAAGAAGCTGTATTCGACGTCTCGCGCGACTTTAATGAGCTTCTGCTTTGTCTGCCAAGTCAGCTCATCCCGAGGGTTAGGAGCGTCCATAGCCGCATTGATACCGCTCATCTTCCCGCTGTTGGCCAGTTTAGAATACGTCAGATCGAGGACTTCCTGATGGATTTGTACCACGTTAGTTTCCTGTTTCCTAGCGATAGCACTAGCTGCTGGAGCAGTGGCCGAAGCCTTTTCTGAAATGTCCGGCTGCGTTGCTTCGGGGAGGTCGTAGAGGACGCCCGTCGGGAATTCGTCATTGTTCGTCTGCATGCCGCCGGTAAGGCCGCCGATCATAGAGAGAAACGGCGTCTGTGTGGCGTCTGCTGTAAAAAGTTCTCCTGCGTAGTTCGGGAGATTCCAATTCGTTCCAAGTCCAGTTACTTCAGGCATAGTTTAGTTTTCCTTTCATTTTTGTCTGTTGAAAAAATGTTCGTTCTTGATGCTGATTGCTTCAGTAAGATTGCCATCTTTCATGGCTTTGTTATATTTTTCCTCGTCTGTGGAAGCTGCATGCGTTTGCCCGGTCTTTGGAGGATTTCCCCTAAGCCGTTTATTCACCTGAAGCTCAACTTCTTTCGCCAAATTCTCAGCCAATGTGTTAATTGACTTTGAGCATGTTTCAGCGTTGGAATAATCAAGAAATTCCGCAAAATCAGGGGAAAGGCCGAGTTTCCCAAGCTCAATGACTGCCGTCGCTTTTAGCTCACGAAGGTTAAGCTCTTTTTCTCGTGCGTTAATCTTTTCCTCGCGTTGCTTGATGAGGTATTCAGCGCGTTCGCTTTCTTTCATTTTGGTAAGCTTTTCGGCCTCGCTAAGCTTTGCTTCAAGCTCCTCTTCCCATTTAGAACGCGCTGTATCTAGGGCGTTTTGAACTTGCCTGTCAAAAGCACTTTGATACTCTCGATTGTCCTTCAGCAACTGATTAAAATCAGGCGTTTCTTTCTTAGGCGTTTCTACCTGCTGCGCTTCTTTTTTCGGTTCTTCTAAGACCTGCTGTTCCACGTTTTCAGCTTCTTTTAGTGCCATGTTGTTTCCTTTCCCGGCGATTCATGCCCCGCCGTTAAAACCTATTTGTGCCCCCGCCGATTCATGCCCCGGCGATTGCACAGAAATAAAATGAGCCTTTTAACGCCTTGCTCAGGGCGCTTTGGAGGAGGTCAGATGATGAAACATCTGCTTGAGCCGCCCTCCGGGTGCGACCCGGAGACGCAGTACATCGCGCACGGCCATGTGGCGGCATGTTAAAAGGCGGGCATTTCTGCCCGCCCCTCCTAAGGTTGCGGCATTCCTTGTCATTTGCCGCTTTCGACAAACAAAAACAGCTAAGCCCAATTTATCCGATAATGTGCGTGTGACTTGCTGTCTTTACTCTGTCTGCTGGTCTTTCCCAGCTGCCAAGATAGGATGGATCACCGCCTTTCGTTGCTGTTTCCGGCCATGCTTCCTTATCCTTTCTACTGTATTTCCGAAACGCTCTAAAGCGATTTCAGACAATAAAAAAAGCTCCTTGCGGAACTTTCTCTGTCGGTTATTCAAAAAGACATCGTCGTGTTACAAGGAAAAGCTACCGTTTTCCCATTCCTGCAATATTTTCTCCTCTCCTAATTCTTTCAAGCGTGCAAAAACAGCTGCCTCATTTTTATCCTTCGTCGATGAAAACTTAAAACAACCAATCACGGAACAAAGAAGTCTTCTGACTTCTTCCTCATTTTCTTTATTTTTGAGCCATTCATCGGGAATATAAATCATTTTACCCCCTCTTTCTGCATCGCACAGGCTAAAATACTTTGATAAACATACCGTTCTTTTTCAGTTAATGAAATTATATCTTTGCTCATTGCGTTTTTCAAATCACGTTCCCAACTTGCGCGATAATCCTCATTTTCTGGCATATCCTCAAAAAGCATATCAAGTAAATCAGCCTCATGTTTTTCTATATAGTCGTGATATTGATTATAATACCCGTCAGGAAGGGTTACAGCTTCCATTTTTTCGTAAAAGTCCATCCATTTTGCGCCGCCACCGTTTAGTCTTTTAGTGAAAGCTAGCCTTCCAAAGTCTTGAATCGTATTGCATTTAGCATATTTTGGCATTCTCTTTATTCTAGGTAGATTTTCGACTAATTTTTCCGGGTAAGCCGGCGCAAGTTTTGTTTGTACCCCATAGCGTTCAAGTAAATAATGAGCCGAAGCCTCAGTAAAAGTTTCCTCAATATTTCTCCAAGGCTCTTTTAATTTTATGTCAGGTGTCATCCCGTCCCATTCTCTTCCTTGCGCTAATAGGTGGAATGCCTCATGGAACGCCGTTTTAACGCGATACTGAATAGGTCGTTTGTCATTAGAACTCAGCACATATTCAGAATAATGTAGTTTGTCCAACGTTGTTTGATCAGCAACAGCACAATACCCGCGTTCACGAATAACATCCATTTTAACTGTGACATCGCTACGATCAATGCCAAGATCATCAATTAGTTTCTCAGCAAACGCTTGGATGTCAGAGTTAGACTTAATTTTCGAGATATCCGGAAGGCCTCGCACAATTATATCGCCTGGCCTTAAATACTTGATTCCTCCGCGCTGTTCAGGCGTTAAAGTCCTTATCCACTCGTTATAGGTCATGTTGTATGGGACACTGTACTGCTTGCCTGTTAATGGGTCACGCGCCGTCCTCATCATCTTGGCCTCGACCTTAGCGTCAAAGCGTCCACATGTCGTTGATCGACAAAACGGGTGCAAAGGTGGATAGTTTATTCCATCTTTGCGGTTTTCATAGGTGTATTCTTTGCCCGTGTCAGGGTCGATGTTGCCGTCGTGCTTTTGGCAGGTTTCAGACGTTCGTTCGTCCAAGGTTGCGATGAAACGGTAACGCTCGAAGCCCACCCGCTCGTGAACGTATGCGTCTATTTGATTGTGTACCCGGTTTGTTTCTGTCCGCAGAAGTCGTTCTGTTGCAAAATTCGCCCCGGCTCGATCAGTGTTAATTAGCGTTTTTAGATCATCCATGCAGCGTCGCCAGCTTCTGCCGGTGCTTACATTAAGCGCAATAGCTGCTTTCGCTCTGTTAGCGACGGCACTAGTATTTGTCCACACCCTGTCGGAAAAATGCTTGCCCTCCCATTTCTCATCGAGCGTTGCGTGAATAAAATCATCTGTGATGGCCGCGAAAGCAAAAGAAAGCCCCGTGCCGTGCTGAATGTCGTACATCGTGGTCATGTAGCTCATTCTTGCGATAGCCTGAAGCGCTTCGTCCATCGTTGATATCTCTTTAGGGACGATAGAATATAGCGTCGCGTCCAACGATTCATAAATGGCCTCAAGCCTCGTTATACGTGCTGCATAGGCGGGAGCGTTAAGCTCTGCAAGGATCCTGTTCCGTTCTTTTTCTGTCAATGCAGCGTTTAGCCTCTCCCTAAGCATGGCGCGGTGTTCTGCTGTTTGCTTGACGGTTAAAAGGTGTTCTGCCTCTTCCGGGCTTGTCATCCCGGATAAAACGAAGCGGTTATAAATCCTTTCGATATCTTTTTTGATCTGAAAAAACGCGCGAGCATGGAGCTTGCATATCTCGTCATAATAGTCGCGCGAAAACTGTTCAATTCTTGTCAGGCGTTCAAGCGAGCGTTTCTCCCAGTAATCCGGCGTCCGCGTGTTCATGTTCAGGCCTCAGTTTCATTCTTTTCGTTTTCAGCTTCTATCTTCTCTTGATCTTCAGGAAGGCCGCCGCCGAACATTTCGCGAGCTTTCACGGCCTGTTCTTCCTTTTGCTGCTTCATCATCTCCAAGGCTTTTGCAGGGTCAGGAATAAACCAAAGCAGTCCATACAAAAGCTCATCAGGGACAATGCCCGCAAGCTGAGCCACAATCCCGGCAATTTCCGCCTGATTGACGGGCAGAGAGTGTGTGAAAACGACATCCACCTTGTTCACGTCCAGCGCTTCACGTTTAATTTTGAAGATGTTTGAAAAAAGCTTCATTCTTTCGTACAAACCGGCTTCAAAATAGCGTTCTTTTAGGCTCGTCAGCTCAGACAGCAGCAGGAGCTTGAAGCCCATCGCAACGCCCGACGAGTTCCCCGCAAAGTTCTGATCGGCAATGTTCGGAACCATCGAGAAGCGGTGAATATCTTCTGAAAGCGTTCGGCTTAGAATGTCCGCGTCTGCTTCAACAAGCTGTTTTGTCAGATAGGACGCTTCAGAATCCTTGTCAAGTTCTAGCAGCCTGTGTTCCCTCAAATACTTCATCGTGTCTGAGGTTTCATCAAAGTCATCGCCGAAGGATTGCCCCTTAATAACTAAAATCGCATCTACAAAGGCTTCCTTATCGTTGACGCGGTCAGACTGAAGCAAGTTATAAGCATCAATCAGAGAGATAACGCCTTCAAAATCGCCCTGTTCTTCTTCGTTGTTTCGGTACTCGAACATGGGAACGTCCCCGAAGTAATGCTGTTCTTCTTCGCCGTCTTTCGTCCACTCGCCGTCGATGTCGTCGCCTTCAGTTTTGTATTTTGATATTTTGCTTGCCGTGTAAACAGTGATCTTATACCCGTTGTCTTTTCCCTCTTCGTCTTTGACTTTAAAATAATGAACGGCAAACATACGCTTATGCTCCACCGTGTCATCATGGACAACAAAAGCATTGCGCGGGTCAAGCTGCACCGCGACCGGAACAGGGTCATCGTCTGTGCTCATATAGTCAAGCTCAACGGCCTTCCCGAATACAGAACAGTCCTGTTCTAGCTCTGAATCAATCGCAGAAATGTTTTGATGGTCATAGGCCTCCTGAATCGGCTGAAATGCGCTTTCTGCGGCTTCGTCTACCGTGTATTTAACAGGCCGCCCGACCATGTGGCTTGAAGCCGTCACCGTGATAATTCTTGCGTGATTGCAGACAATTCTGTTATTAGGCGTAAATTCAGACTTCATTTTGCGTTTAAGAATGGTATGCTGCCCGATAAAGTAGTTATTTAGCTTGTTCCATCGTTCAAGCTGCTTTTGATGCTCTTTGATGCAGGATTTCAGCATTTTGTCTGATGGATTCCCTTGCTCATCCATATACGCTCTATCTCTGATAATCATGCTATAGTCCTCCTGCGTACTTGTCGTGAATTCTTACTTTTCCGACCTTCCCGTATACCGTATAAATGACATAACGAAGCGCATCTAAAAAGTGATCGTTCGCTTTAATAGGCCGGTCGTCTCCGCGTTCTTGTGCCTTGTCGTCCCACACATAAGACAGCAGCTCTTTTCTCATGTTCTCAGCGGCTCTAACGACTTTTAAGCGCCTGTTCTCAAACAATGTCGAGACGGATGAAATCCCGTTCAGAACGTCATTGTTAGCACCTGCGACTTTTAGAGTTGTGTCTACCTTGATTTGATCAATAAATGCCAGCGCGGAAGGGTCAACAATGACCGTTCTAACTTCTGCATCGCCGATAAAGTCGATTAGCTCTTTGACCTTTCCCTCATCCGTCTCGACATTG